TGTCAAATTACGAAGCAACAAAATACGATTTTTCTGGAGCAAACCTTACAGGTATCGAAGGGATTCCTACGGCTACTATCGTGCCGTGGTCTGCTTCTTCAGTGCCATCAGGTTTTTTAGAATGTAATGGTGCATTAGTTTCAAGAACTACTTACTCTGCATTGTTTGCAATCGTAGGTACAACTTACGGAGCTGGGGATGGTGCAACTACTTTTGCACTACCTGATTTACAAGACAATGTTGCAGTTGGAAAATCTAACAACAAAGCTTTAGCATCAACCGGTGGTGCAAACACGGTTACATCAACTGGAAACGTTGGAGGATCAACAGCAAATGCCACTTTATCAACAGCCCAACTTGCTTCTCATACACACTCTTCTGCTAATACAATGGGAAGAGCTCCGGCTAGTGATATGGTTTTTGGTGCTAGCGCAATGGCAACTGGTAGTGCAGGACAAGGTCAAGGTCACCAACATAACATGAGTGCAACTTTTACTGGAGATGCAACTTCAGTATTGCAACCTTTTTTAACAGTAATATATATTATTAAGACATAGGAGAAATTATGGCAACAAACGCAGCATGGACAGTAGTATTTGACGATAAGATAATAATTAATCACTCTGTAAAAAATGAGGAAAATCAATCTGTGGCATATATAGTAGATGATGATACTTTTTGGGGTGATTCTAAATGGTCTAATATTTGGGCTATTCAATATAAAAATGATGATCATGATTATAATGATACTGTCGAACATAGAGATACAACACCACATAAAAGTTGGAACGAAGCTAACTTAGGAGACTTTCAATCACAATTTATAAACAGGTGGGATGCAGCTCACTTAGCTCAATTACAATCTAATTGGGATAACTCTAAAATTGTAGATGATCAAGGTAATGAAGTTGCTGAAACAGAGGCAGATAAAATAGCTAGATTAGGCCCAAGACCTACTTCTTATTCTTCTTCTTAATCTAAAAATATTTTATATTTAAAAGTTAAGACCATTCTTAAATCATTAACATCTCTTCTTACTTCTCGAGCGCAGTGTTTTATACTGCCATCAAAAACAGTTATTCTTCCAGGTTTGGGAAGAACACTTTTTAATATGTCTTGAGTATTTTTATTATAAAAAACAGTTTCTCCTGCAAAATCAAAGTCCCAAAAATTATTTAAATAATACATAACTGTGATACCTCCTTTTGATTCTAAGGTTTCTTCATAGTCTATATGTGACTCATGAATAGTTCCGTAAGGATTAGCACTAGCATATGTTCTTTCTGATTTTAATAAATCAAATATATGTATACTTTTTAATATATTTTCAGTGTAATTTTTTAATTTTTTTTCTATTTTATTTTTACACTTTACTATGTAATTAAATTTTCTCCATATAGGTGTTCTTCCACAACCTGAAAAATTCCAATCTACACGATCTTTAAAATAAAAATAATTAGTATCAATGTCTTGTTTATCTAGGTAGTCATCAAAGACTAAAATCATATCTTGATCTAATTTACTAGCGAGAAGAATTATTCTTGTATTTTTATTTGTAATTTTGTTTTCTTTATATTGATAAATTAAAGATTCAGCTTTAGGTCCTATTAAATTTTTAATAACAGATCTATCCGTTTCTATTTTATCATAGATAGAATAGAATAAACCTGCATAGCACAAGTCTTCTTCACGTTCCCATTTTCTTAATTTATTGTATACATTTACTAAATGTTGAAAAAGACTTTTATTATGATGTAAAACTTTTTGAGTTTTTTTAGAAATTAAATAATTAATACAATTAATGTATTTGTTCATATTTCTCTTAACATCATCCAAGAAGTTAAGATATATTTTTCACCTGATAAAGGTGGATTACCTCTGTGGACATAAGGAAAACCAGCAGGCCAAATAACTATTCTACCTGTTTTTGGTTTTACTCTTTTTGAAAAATGTAAAAATTCTGTTTCTCCACCTTCTTCCACATCATTTAAATAAATAGAAAAAACAAAAGCTCTTGGTTCATTATCAAATCCTTTTCCATGTTCAAGGTGCCAAACATGATAACCCTCTGTAGGTAAAGTTTTTTGTATTTTTAAACATGTATAATGAAAGGGAACTCCATAAGCCTCATCAGCCCCTGTATTTTTTATATAATGATTCCAAGCTAAATCAAAATTAATTATCATAGATTTTAGAGATTGCCACCATACATCAATGTTTACTCCGTTTGCGAAAAATTGTTGATCTTGTTTTTGTAGTATAGATGCTTTTTCTCCACCTATCCTATTAATTGTATTATTAAATTTATTTTGATCTTCATATAATTTAATAGCTTTATTACATTCTTCTTTGGTGACGTAATTATCATATATACCTATAAAATTATTTATATTAACTGTTTTCTCTTTCATTTTTATCCCTTACTTTTTTTTGATATTTAAAATGATCCTTTGGAACAATATTAAAGATCAAACTATATCTATTTTTTTCCTCATCAGATTTATTAAAACCATGCAATATTTCTGGAGGAAATATATAATAATCACCTGGCTCAGGTGTTATCTTTAAATTTAGTTCAGGTAATATTAAATCACATCCTTTAGTCAAATATAAAATACCATGAATGCAAGAATGTGTATGGTATTCTAAACTATCGTTAAATTTAATTTCATTACCCCAAGCATTTGAAATAGTATTTTTTTCTAAAAAATGTTGAAAAACACTAGGGTGAGTGGTTTGATGAGTATTTATTAAATAAGATATAAAAGTTTTAAAATTATCATTGTCTACATAGTGAAACCAATCGGTCATACCTCCCTTTACATTAGTATAATTTTCCATACTAGAATCTAAATTGTTTTTTATATCTAATATAAAATTATGAATTACATCTGGATAAGGATAATTACCATATATTATATTTACTATTCTTGGATAAGTTATAGTTAAACTATTTTTAACCTCATTTAACTTATTATTTTTGGTCCATATGGTAATCATTTTCTGACTTTCATTATTCGTATAACTATTATATAACAAATTATATGCTACAAAAATTAAAATTCAAGGCTGGATTTAATAAACAAGACACAGAATCAGGTGCGGAGGGTCAGTGGACAGACGGTGATTTTGTTAGATTTAGATATGGACTACCAGAAAAAATTGGTGGATGGCTACAATTAACCTCAGCTCAAAAAACTTTACCAGGAGCAGCCAGAGCACAAGTTGCTTTTTCTAGTTTTGCTGGGGAAAAATACGCAGCTATTGGTACTTCTCAAGGTTTATTTTTATATTATGGTAATGATTTTTTTGATATTTCACCTTTAGATACAGCTATAACGGGAGGCACTTTAACAACTGTTAATAATTCTAATGTTGTAACTATTAATAAGGGATCTCATGGTTTGGCTGTTGGAAGATATGTTACATTGTCCAGTGTTACTGTTACAGGTGCATCTGATTTTACAGCTGCAGAATTAGAACAACCTTACGAAATATTAACCGTGCCAGATATAGACAAGTTTACAGTTCAAGCTTCACGTGTTGAAGGTGGAACAGGTATGACTGCAGCGGGAGCTGTAACCGTTAATCCCTATGTTCAAGTAGGACCCACAACACAAACTACAGGTTTTGGTTGGAGCACATCCACATGGGGAGCTTCGACTTGGAATACACCCAGAGCTACAAGTGATGTAACTTTAGATCCAGGAAACTGGAGTCTTGATAACTTTGGCCAAGTATTAGTTGCAACAATTTTTAATGGTGAGACTTTTACATGGAATGCGGGTGCCTCTAATGCTAGAACTATAAGAGCATCTAAGACTACGACTAATTTTCAAACTACAAATAATCCTACTAAAACTAGATTTACATTAGTATCGGATAGAGATAGACACTTGTTTCATTTTGGGACAGAAACAACTATTGGAACTCCTACAACACAAGACCCTATGTTTGTAAGATTTTCTAATCAAGAAGATTTAAATACTTATGCGCCAACCTCTATTAATACTGCGGGCACTTTTAGATTAGATACTGGTAATGAAATACGAGCAGCTTTACAAGGTAAAGATTATGTTTTTGTTATAACAGATTTAGCTGCGTATCTTATTCAATTCGTTGGTCCACCACTTACATTTAGTGTTAGACAAGTGGGTACTAATTGTGGATGTATTGGACAACATGCAGCCTCTTTTATTAATGGTGTTGTGTATTGGATGGGAACTGAAGGTGGATTTTTTGCTTTTGATGGAACTGTTAAATCATTAGGGTCACTGGTAGAGGACTTTGTATTTACAACAGATGGAGATAATTTAGGATTAAATTTTAATTCTAG